GCCTTCCTGCAGAACGGGTCATATTCAGAAAATCTTGCGTATCGTCGTATGTAGGAGTCCCCAGTCCACTTGGGATAAGGACTTCATTGGCATTGTGCGTGTGTGATGCGGCAGCAAAGGAAACGGCATGACTCCCGTCCAAGAGATCGGCATTAAGGTTTGGACAAACAGTCGTACTTGTAATGTCCAAAGGCGCTGTGCCAGTCACTACGGTAAGATGAAGATGATTAAATGAAGGATACCCCGTTGGACTTACATTCTGTCCCCACGTTATCGCTCCTGCAGAGTCAATCGCAAAATGCCCTACCGCCGCTGGCCCTGTCCCGGGAAATGTTAAACTATACGACGCCGTGATCGCAGCCGGCGCATAGAGGCCAACATAATCCGTGGCCCCTACCGTCCCATCCTCCATGAGTTGAAAACCGTCTCGAGCGCGAAAGAGTGGGTATGAATCACAGTAACTAAGATCTAACCCAGCCTTAAGGATCGGACCACGGAGAGGAGTTAAGGTTGGAGTAGACATAGTCCCAACTAAAGAAATGGCCTTAGAAGCCACAAAGTCTATGTCATGTGTTCCATACTGTCCCCATCTTCGTACAAATGTCCCCGAGAGGTTAGTAATATATATTTCCTGCGGATCTGCCGGAGTATTGAAAGTATTAAATAAATATATTTGAGTGTCGTCTAAATCAATACACCAACTTTCAAAGAACTCATTGGGAAGGACACTCCCGCCAACCAGAAAATGTGTAACATATGTAAAATATGGGGCCGACGAAGATACCTGATATTTATAGACAGCCTTTTGTGTTGATGGATTATTTGCATTGGCAATCCACAGATATCCGTCTTTGTACATCATGTCTGCGATTGTTACGGCGTCTATTTTTCCATCATCATTCATTGTTCCAAGAACAGTAAGGGTTCCCGCAGACATGAGGATTAATCTGTTGGCCGCCCCGCTATTCTGTCCAACAAATAGATATGTCCCATCTGTAGCGACGCAGAATGGTTGATTTAATGTCCCGCTAGATTTAGCGACAAAACTTAAATCTGAACAAAGTCTTTTCACGACCCTGTTATTTACTCGATCAGCTATATATAAATTAGTTGCATCTGTGCAAATTCTCCAAGGAGCATTAAATTGGTCGTCTCCAGAACCGGCTGATCCTATCTTGGCAACAAACGTCATGTCGGATATTAAAATTTTTTGAATCCTAGAGTTGCCATAATCCACAACATAAGCATGAGTGCCATCGTTGCATATGGCTCGAATGGTATCAAATTGGCCATCTCCGGTTCCACTTCCTCCGATCTCATCCAAGAACGCACCATCGGAAACTCTCATGAGTTTAAGATAATTGTCTCCGCCTTCAATCAATATCGTTCCGTCGTATTTGTATGTTATCCCTCCAGTAACCGCCGGAGTTACAAGGGAAGATAGGATATCGCCAGAACAGAGAAGCCAAGCATCCGAGTCGCTGTCGTCCACGCCCATCGTGTACTTCTTGACAGGAGTAGCGCCAAGTGACCAGTGTATAACGGGGTCGTATGCGGTGGCCGACCAGTTTCGGATTTCAAGATAGGGCTGCTCTACCTTGGCTTCTATAAGCACGTTTCCAAGAACCTCGAAATCATTTGCAATAGGATGAATGCCAATTCCGACATTACCCCCGTAACGGATGATGTTCATACCTTCCAATGTCCAATAACAATCCTGCTCATCCGTTACTGATGGAAACGCATTCCCTCCCCCAACCCGAACTTCTTTTATAATTGTTTCCCCGCCAAGTTTATAGCGGATAAGATTCTGTTCAAATCTACGTTGAAATTCTATATCATCAAAATGTACGGCATGCCGTTCATTGAAAATTACTCGGAGAGGATTCTCCGGAGTAACTGTTTCCTTCTTATCAGTCGGCATATGTCTTGTTCTTTATGACATTTGGTCTTACGAATAGGAAGGCGGCATTTATTTTACATTCCCCTCCGCAGTCTTCGGCATTGGTAAACTCTACGGACAACCAACGATTACGAGTTCCAAGTTCTGCCTTGTCTCCGATGATCCTACGAAGGTCTATGTCAGTTGCTGCCGGAGTAACACCTGTAAGTGCCGCCGTCCTAAATACATCCTTGTCCATATCAACATAGACATTCGTGGTTATCGTCTTTGTCGCCGGCAACTCATACTTTACTTTTAGAAGTCTCGCAATACCATGCGCCTCCATGTCCATCCATCCCTTTCGATAGGTGGCCGTGATCGCCGTAGCATTGTCTGCTGTCCCATAATCGCAGAGAAGGACATACCCATCGCGGGTTCCCATCTTGACAACCCGCTTCCCAGTCGAATCCTTGCAGGATACCAAGCACGACGGTATCTTATAAAACTGGAATAGATAGAACTTATTCTTGATATAGTTCCATACAGTCGTGGTAGGCGTCCCACTCGATACCCGACTTGGGATAGATAACCAGACCTCATTGTACTCTTTGTCGTGGACCATCGACATATACTTATATCCAGTAGGATCAGCAGATAAGAACGTCTTGTTTACGGCCAACGAGAACTCCGGAGTGTATGGCTTAACGCCATCATACAACTCAACTCCTCTTTCTGACGGAAACATTATAAGGTCATTAGCCACGATGACGCACCCATCGGCAACGCACCCTACGTCAGAATTCAGATGATAGACACCATATCCATAGGCAGTCTTCTGGATAATAAAAATATCGTTTCTTTTAAACACATAGAGTGCGTCCTTAAATGCAATCATCGCAGTTATTACATCACCCTGGTCTCCCTTTCGGATAGTAACAAATCTATCGGTTATTGAGAACTCTTCTGGAACGCCTCCTCCGGATCGAATCGCTGAATAAAATATTATGTTCTGTATATGATCGGCTATCCAAAGTCGATTGTCCCACCACTCAGAAAATTTTCCAATTGTCGTAGAAACAGACCCATATGGGCCTATGGTAGCCTGTGTAAATAAATCCCTATCTTCTTCTAGTAGTTCCCCAAGGGTCATATCTGGGTAAGAATCAATATATGATGTAGTAGTGTTGTCATTAATTGTCGTAAGGTAATAGTAATTAACTCCGCCTGAATCTGTCCTATATATCTTTCTTCCCGTAACTTGAGTGTCTGTAGATACTGGAATGTTTGTTAATGTAATCGCCTGAAATGAAACAATAACGGTTGGGATTAAACAAGTGAACGTCCATTGGTCGTTTATCGTATGGCCATCCGTTGCTGCGAAAAGAATGGTTATCCCATGGCTGAGATACATTTCTGTCTGAGCCAATACTTGATTTTTCCAGGTTGACCCACCATCATCCGACCATCTTATCGTGTCTGGAATAGATATTGCGATAAAGACCTTAACTATAAAAGTCCTTGTCTTATCTCCAGTATAGACTGACGTAGGCTTTATGGTCATGTCATTTTGTGAAAGACCACTAAATGTTACTCCTCCGATCCCAACGATAGACTTAAAAGCGTTTGATTCACATCCGTAGTTTCCTCCACGAATAAAACTGATTGCATATTTATATCTGCCAGTAAGAGCGCTTGCAGTCACGTCTTCCTGTGTCAAGATTCTAAGGTGATCTATATAGAAATCGCCAAGTTGATAAGCCGCAAGCATGCAATATCCTTCGGTCGTAGATAATGCATTGGAGGACTTGCTCGTTCCTTGTAATTGAGTAATGCCATCCCACTCTATCGTAACGGTTATAGAAACAACAACGGATCCTGGAGTGCGAACAACCCTTGCTTTTATTGTTAACCATTTATTTTGTGGAATAACGCCAGTAACAATTTTTATTCCTGGCCCCCAACTTTGGAAAACGTAGAGTCCATCTGTGCCTAATCCAAGATGAATAATATTGAATCCATCATCATAAATAAGCCTGAAGGATCGGATAGTTGTATTACCAACTGTAGTTGCTACATTCATATAAATTGCCAGATCGATTACATAATCTCCCCCGACATATCCAGCATGAGTTCTACTTCTAAATGCTTTATTTGCCGTTCCTACAGTCGAGAGCAAACGCATATATTTTGCATCGGCATCTGGACCTGGGACTGCGTCTGGGTCAGCATTCTCCAGCGTAGAAATTCCTGTCCCGAAATCCCCGTCTGTCCATGCCGCATCCATTGCTGGTTGGTCGGCATAGTTCATATAATCTAATACCGGAGGAGATATTCCAGATATGTCCGTAGCCGTGACCGTCGGAAGAGTTGTCGGAGGAGAGATGCCTATCTGTCGAATTGTACTATCTGGGAGAATGACCCGAGATCCTTTTTCCGTGATGATGAACTGTTTTCCCTGGATCTCTAGTGGCTTAACAACGTGATCGATAGTAGCCGCTGCCGGCCAATCGTAGATCTGCGTCCATGCTCCAGCCCCAACCTTTCGCATGAGTTGACCTTCGAGGACAGCGAGTTGACAGAAGTTTGCGCTGGAATCGACGTAGGTAGAATACCCATAGACATCATCAACCGCTGCAACCAATCCCTCTTCCTGAAGTCCCGCACGTTTCTGGATCCTTGTCCCATCCTTGGACAATCTCCAGTTCAACATCTTTACGGCATCTTCGGGCAGAAGAGAGTCGGACGCTGCTATCTCGTTTATCCCGCCATTCAATAATACCGGGATGGCCTTGAGGCCGGGGACTGTCTCTATCATCTAAGTCTCCTTACGGCCAATAGGTATCATAAAACGCGCGTTCTCTGGAATCTCTCGTAGTCCGTTCAACGACAGACTCTCGGACGAACCTCGGGGCTTGCGAGAACTTGCCCGTCTGCATCTTGAGGATCTTGTTCAGGCGATTCGTATAGAGCAACTGGAAGGGGTCAGGATTCACGCCAAGCAGGACAGCAACAAGGCTTGCGGCCCAATATACGATAAGACGATGGGTCTCCCGAGGGAGGGTAGCCGGACCACCATTGGCCATAATGACGATCTCCGGTTGAATACCCCAGATACGGATATAGTTTGTTATCGCTGCGGATGGGGTCGGAAACATCCAGAGAGTTCCATTGATGATATTACAGGCATAAGGCAACGGATTGGTCTCGTCGTGCAACTCGACGTATTGGTGAGACAAGGGATCGATGACGTCTATCTCTGTTGGGTTCTCGCCGGCCACCGTCTTCTCAACCTTGATGATCTTCCACCATGTTTTTGTAAGAACGTAGGTCTTGGTATTCGCCACCATACTTACATCCTCGTAGGCGAGAAGTTCATTAGGGTAAGCGTCGAGTAAGTCCAGGACGACTTGTTCAACGGCATCGTCCATAAAGCCGAGGAGGTTCCCGGTATCACTCAGAAGTGCGCCGGCGTCTCCAGACTGTTCATTGATTAAATCTCGAATGCCCTGGAGGATCTGGGCCTTGGTCATGGCGACCTCCTATTATTCGGTTCCAAGATATACGTCAAGGACACCAGCGGTAAGAACAGATAATTTAAATCCGTTCAGCCTTCTACCTTCTGATCCAAAATCTAACGACACTAGATTAATATCAGAATGGTTTGCCGCTAAGCATATCGCTAATCTAAGAACGCCATCAGAACCATACTCTTGGATATTGACTAGGTTATCGATTGCGACTGGATGAAGAACAATCTTCCTGACAATAACATCATTCCCAACGGCCTTGATTACTGCTACCGTATCGAGAATCCAAAGTCTTTCACTCGTGACATCATTAGCCATATTGGCCTCCTATTATGAATCTTTTAATGTAATCCCCAAACTCAAAACTGGTCCCGCTGGTTCTGGGACCGGAGGTTCGGGCGGTTCCGGTTCCCATTCATATTCTTCAATGGCCTGGACAGGACATTGGTTGTAGCACTCTTTGCATGCTGTGCAGAGAACGGGGTCGATAACATAAGGTGGACCCTCTGCGATTGCCTGGGCGATATCCAGACAGACCTTATAACAGACTCCGCACTCGTTACAGACTTTCGGGATCACCCGAAACTTCTGTTCCATGGCGGCCTCCTACTACGGTTTAAGATCCGCCGTAGGAGAATGACTTCTTCCGTTCAAGCCGATGGGCTTCCATCAACCCTTCGGAGATCATCTCCGTGGCCAACTCCGATTTCTTCTTCTTTGCCTCTATCTTCTTCATCTGATACCAAGCAAGTTCTTTGACGGGATCTTCATAGATCCCCATCTCAAGCGCTTGCTTCTTCATCTCTTGAAGTGTATCAAGAACCCGTTCTCCGAATGCCGGGAAGAAGAGGACTACGAGGGGTCCATGAACACGAGCGTTTTTGGGATCCGAAAGAGTCTTCCCGCCATCGACCTTCATCGTCAGGTCTACGTCCTTGATGATATAGTACCCATCGTGGTCGTCCGTCTCTTCCACACGATAAGTAGGGTCGATGAATTTTAAAGACTTAGCAAACCCCTCGGGGACAAACACTATGCACCTTTGATCTTCTGGGCCACAATCGCCGTATCAGAATTAAACTGACCGGCTTTGTCGATGCGATCAACCTGGTCCTTGAGGTAAGAGATCTCCGCTTCCGTGAACGAATACTCCTTGTCCTTGGCGTTATCCTGTGTCCAGGTAACTCCGCCCCCTCCAGCTTTAGCAATAAGGCCAATCAACTTGGCCTCCTCCTGGCCGATGGTAAGTTTTTCGGAGATGTCCTTCTCGATGACTTTGGTGATTAGGTTGCCGCGTTCAGGAAAGAACTCGCTGATGAGAAGACG